ATTTTGTTTCATCAACAAACTTAACCATACCCTCACGCCAAAATGTCCAATTAAACTTGCGTAGTTTTTCTTCGTCCTGCCATACTGCTATTGGACTGGGATCTTTCCATCCATTACATCGTAGTCTGTTTTCCTGATGGAAATAGTTACTAATGTCGTTGTAGTAATGACTCAAATCAACTACATCCTTACAGTGCTGTTGTACAGAGTAGTCATAATCGTTAAACTTATCCGTAATGTCTGTAGTGTATCCGTATAGGAATTTATTGTGGTCAGCACTTCTTAATTTTAGAAACTTATCCGTGACTGTTTGTTCTGTTATTTTTTGTAGTGGAAATGGGACTTCTTTCTCTACAATGTATTTGGCAAGAGCGTTTATCGCTTCGCTCTTCTCAAATCTATTCTTAAAGTCTTCCCATTCATCCGAAGAAAAAACGGGCAACCCGCTAGGGGTCGCCCGCTCCTCCAATACCGATCTTACGCCGGTTTCTTTTACCATGTCCCTTTATATACCGCCATGATTTTGGCATTGTCTTCACTACGGTAATGATTATAATCACTAGCATAACTCAACTGCAGGTTGATTGTGCTAGTTTTGCTTACCGTTGTTGTATAGGACATTGTATAGTCGATTTCTCGACCGTCTGGTGTCATGTCTGCTATTACGTCATCAAAGTGTAACGCACCACGCTCTATCCTGAGGGGTTGTGAAACACCAAATTTAACGGCTGAATCCTCATCAATGACGTAGTCAGCACTAACACCAAATCCCATTGCATGAAAGTCGTCCATGCCCTTAACATATCCATAACCAGCATCACCCTGCGCCAATGCGTAAGTCATGTTACCGGCTAAGGTCCAATCTTTAATAGTTTTAGAGCGCCGTATGTTAATGTATCGAGATTTAGTATCTGATACGTTAAGTAGACTCTGCCCCGGTGCCCATCCAAGTAGTGTGTTGTCAGTAGCGACTGTTATATCAGTAGCACCAAACGACATGCCTGCTACAAAGTCTTCTATTTGACCATATTCGTCAGGCTGTCCTATTCCAAAATTTAATGACATGTCCTTACCAAACTCTATTCCTTTGAACATAGTTGTGTCATCAAACGAGAAGCCAACGTTGTTGCTGTTAATAATGCTATGGTTCATAACACTTAACTGATCCTTAACAAAACTTAACTGCCAAAAGCGATCTCCACGGATTAAGTGATCATCTACCTTAACTTTAGGTTTATCTTTAGTTTTATCAGTAACGTTACCAGTCGATCCACCACTTCCTGGTGATATTAAAGTTCCAAAAGTACCGTCTTTATATACTACGATCCAATCTATTCTTTTATCACCATTAGCATGAGTAGGCAAAAGATGTCCTTGCGTTCCTGCTTTAGGAATACCAGCAAAGATTGGAGTACCAAGTTGTCTAAATGTACCGTTACCATTGTTTAGCCAAATACCACCATGTGATGATCCAACACCACCAGCATAGTTCTGATAATGATACACAACCAAATCCTTTTTCCCATCACCATTTACGTCTACTAAAGCAGGTGGATGTCCTCGTTTGCCACTAGCACTAGTGATACGAAAATGCTGTTTTAAATGTAATCCGCCACCATTAGTAGCATACACATCAATTGAGTTGGTCTCTCCACATCTATCTCCACACTCACTGTGCATTATAATATCGCCTTGATTGTGATACATTGCTCTAACGCCATTTCTCACAGGCCGCATGATATTTTGCATAGGAGTAAAACTCGTGCCACCATTATTTTTATAAACTGTGACGCTACCTACAGGTCTTCCATTGTGTGCGCTGAAATAAGCACCGGACGCGACGATCATTTCAGGGTATCCATCACCATCTAAATCCTTAAATGTACCAGCAAACGCACCGTCATTAGCGACATATCCACCTAAATCTACATATTCACCATTGCCAGGATGTCTTCCATAACCACCTGGTTTGAGACCATAATAAATCACAGTACCAGCACTAAAGCCAATAAGATCCAATTTGCCATCTTTGTTAACGTCAGCAATTGCCGAATTATGCCAATTAAAACGTGGGCCTAATGCTGTATTCAATCCATTGAAAATAAGTGCTCTATAAACTCCACATTGGGCACCACATCCTGGATGTGGTTCTGTCACAGAACTACCACCACCAAAACTATCTTTGCTTACACCACCACCAGGACCATTACCTAAAATAATAGGACCCTTAGCAATATAATCACCAGAGTATTCAGATGCTGTATTACCAATCATAGCACCGGTCCTAGTAAACGTATAAGATCCATCAGGATTACTTAAAAATGCAATCCCTCTATTCCATGCTATCCCATTAAGGGCTTTTTGTGCGCCATGAGTGCTCGGCATTCCCATTACATCTAATCGCCCATCACCATTATAATCTCTTGCAAGAAAGTTATCATGGTCACTAACCATTAACCATGGAACGGTTCCATGACCTGCTTTAAATGAGTAACTGCTACTCAAACTTCCAGCGTTGGCTGACGATCCGACCATTGCCAAGGCAATCCCTATTGCCATAAAGTACTTCTTCATTTCCTTAACCTCTTTTTCTTGCTATGATATGTGAGTTTCGTAGTAAGCATGGGCACCAAACGGCGGTACCGGTGCTCCTTCAATGCGGTGAGTATGTATTATAAAGCAAGTGTCACAATACCTCTCATCGCCCCACGAACCCCACGGGTAACCATCTGTAAACATAATTAACTTCTTCGGTTCGATGGCATTCTCTTTTAGATACTCAAATACTGCTTCAAAAGAAGTTCCACCACCACCAACTATTTCATAATTGTGTATATCAAATAAGTTGTCAACAGTAAAATCTGCTTCATTGTATATTTCAGTATCAAAGCAGAAGACCTTAATATTAAAGGTAGTGTAAGCATCCATAATGCCTTTGATCTCTGAAAGGAAATCACGCACCATGTCTTCGCTTATGCTACCACTAACATCAATGGCAACTACTATATCAATTGTCTCGTCTGGAACCATACCCGGCAACATAACGCCTGTATGCCACGCCTTACGATTGGGTCGCATAAAACTAAAATCACTCTTGATAGTGCTCTTAATTTGTACGTCTATCAAGTCCCGCCAGTTCATTTTGGGCTCGGTTAATTCCTTTATCATCCGAGCAACACCAGCAGGAATATTTCCAGCACCCGCCGTCTGTGCGGCACTGAGAATTGCTTCTTTCATTTCGTCCTTAATCTCTTTACGCTCTTGGTCGGAAAGGACTGGACGGTCATCACTACCATCACCGTCACCACCACTTTCATTATCACCGTCGAGGTGGTCGTCAAGGACTCTGTCGAGCAGATCATCTATATCAATCTTCTCAGCATTTTCGTATAAGTCGTCATATACTTCTTCAAACGACTGGCCGTAGTATTTGGGATCATGTATAATGGGAACCACAGTAATTGGCTCACCAATTTTGTGTATAATTAAATCACCATTTACACAATAGTCTGCGGCAATGTTTGATAACTGGTCATCACGTTCGCCCCTACGGCCAATATGATCATATACTACGTGAAGGACTTCGTGCCCAAACAGAAACTCTATCTGCTTCGGCGTTAATTGTTTCAGGAATTTTGTGTTATAGTAAAACCTGCGGCCATCAGTAGCGGCGGTAGGCAACCATCTATCAGCATTTACGAGTGTCAGGCGTGTAGCCAAATTACCGAAAAACGGCTCTTTGAGCAACAACCCAATTCGTGCTGTGGTAAGGGATTCTCGAACCTCTTTATCAAGGTCCCAGTCAGTTTCAAACCCAATCTCTAAGAGTGGATTCTTCGCTAATTTGCTATCGGTAGCAGTTGAACTTGGGTTGGTCATACGCTCATATTACCATTTAATATACTTATATTATAACATTTATCTGCTGATCTGTCACGAAAAATAGTGCTGTAAGTGCTTGAATCGGCAGGCAGTACTAAGGCATTGCGCCCTTTCCTGCCTGCCTTCCCAAGTATCCTATCCCTCCATCGCCGAAATGACGTACTTTCCAAACCGCTTATGGAACTCATCAAACGACTTGAGTTTACCAGGTACTAGCGGTAGGTTGTAATTAGTAAGGGCCATTTTCGCGCCCATTACCGTCACCTCTGTGAGGAAGTTATCCATCATAAAGCGGAAGAAGTTATCGCACATCGCATGCCATTCCTTACCAGGATTCTGCTTCTTTGCCTTCTTGTAGGCGTCACGCAACTCGTAACACATCGAGATAGTTAGCGAGTACATTGCAGAAACCTCTTTCACTTCAAGTTTGGTCACCGTGCCGTCAAGTATATCTGACGGGTTGGGCAATTTGCCTGAATGCTTGCGGTGGGCGTTAAACTTGACAGCCAACCCTTCACCAACAGTGCCAGCAACTAGGTCTGTAATTTCGCTCTCCAACATCTCAGGGTCACCATCTTCTTCCTGAAGTAACTCACTCACAAACACCCAGGATCGCGGAGTGGCAAACGAGCGTTCGTTGCTACCCGGATCAAAATTGTAGAGATCGTTCTTTGCGAAGGTTAGGTAACCCAAAACGTCGGGGTGTACCTGATGGTCAACCGCCCACTCCTGCCACACATCAAAATCAGCGGCTACTTCAATATGGACGAAACGATTTGCCAACGGGGAGGGCATTCTGTAAGTGACACCTCGGTCAGTCTCACGGTTCCCTGCCGCTACGATAACCACGTTATCGGGCAATTTGTAAGTACCAATCCGTCTGTTAAGCACCAACTGATAAGCGGCGGCCTGAGTTGCCATCGGAGCAGAGTTTAACTCGTCTAAAAACAATATGACGATATCGTGTTCTGCGGCCTGGGCTTCTGTAGGAAGATCCACAGGGTGCGCCCATGACATAGTATTTTCTGCCTGGTTGTAATACGGGATACCACGAATATCAGTGGGTTCCATCAAGGCCATACGCAGGTCGATAAGCCAACCCCTCATAAATGAAGCGGTAATCTGCTCCATAAGGTCACTCTTACCAATGCCTGGTGGCCCCCATACAAATACTGGTCGCTTTCGTCGCATTGCGCGACGAATTGACTTCTCTGCTTCGCGCAGGGTAACGGTGCGGACTTCAGCTTGTGCCGTCTGTGCCATAATGTTTACCTATACTTGGGTTTAAATTAAGCCTTTCCGTCCAGCGGAAGGGCCCTTGAGATAAATTGGGCCATACTCATTAATACGGTCAGCACCGACATCATCAGCATTTATGTTGCCACGGACACCATTTTTCACGGGAGCCTTCCAACTACCCTTCAAAATGTCGCCGTTTTCCATATTCACAAAACTGTGAACTGTCGTCTGACCGTACTCAACTGCCTTGCTTTCCGACCAATCACGATCTTTAAAGTGGCGGCTCTTACAAACGACTTTCGCGTATTTCTTGCCAAAAATGACGTCAACTTCTGGGGCAGGGCCAAACGTGTAGCCCATCACCTTCCAGTAGTTGTCGTTCATTTTCTGCACTACGTTGATATACTCGTAGATGCGGTCTGTTGTTTCTCGTTTTGGTATCATACTTGGGTTCCTATTGATTCCTTAACTTGTTCTACTATTATAGCATATCGGCGTCAGAAGTCTACCTTTTTGGGTCGATAAGTGCTTGAAATCATTGAATTTCTCAGATTTTTTAAGTCATTGATTTCATTGAGTTTTTTTGCGTCGCAGTGTCAGACTAGAAGTCGCTTTCTAGATATGTGATTTTGACCCAGAAAATCAGTAAATATTATAATGCTCCATAACATAGATTTCACTGTATATAGTCCTGATTATCGCTCA